ACAACAAATGCCTGGCAATAGACAATATGTTACTGGTTGGGGTGGATACGATGAAAATACTGTACAGGTTTTATACTTTGATTATAAGACATATCATAATCAAGTATTTAAAATTAAGAAAACAGACCAAGGTCTGTTAAAAGCTATTGAAAAGCCAGACACGTTTAATCCACCTGAAAATGATAACTTTGAAAGAGTATCAAGATCAATAGAGGTTTTATACAGCGGCGCTAAAGTATTAGGAACTGATACGATGCTTAAATGGGAACTTGCTGAAAACATGTCAAGACCTTATGCTGATACTACTAAAGTTAAAATGAATTATTCTATATGTGCACCTAGAATGTACAAAGGTAGAATAGAAAGCTTAGTTAGCAAATGTATTGGCTTTGCTGATATGATTCAAATAACACATTTAAAGCTACAGCAAGTAATGTCTAGAATAGTACCAGATGGTGTTTATTTAGATATGGACGGTTTGGCTGAGGTGGATCTTGGCAATGGTACTAACTACAACCCAGCTGAAGCATTGAATATGTATTTTCAAACTGGTTCTATTGTAGGTAGAAGCTTAACTCAAGACGGTGATTTAAACAGAGGTAAAGTACCAATTCAAGAATTAAACTCTAGCTCTGGTCAAGGCAAGATACAAAGTCTTATAAATACATATCAGTATTACTTGCAAATGATACGCGATGTGACGGGGCTTAACGAAGCTAGAGATGGTAGTACGCCAGACAAAAGTACGTTAGTAGGTTTACAAAAAATGGCTGCTAACGCATCTAATGTTGCTACTAGACATATTAAGCAGTCATCATCTTATTTAACTCTTAGAGTTGCAGAAAACATAGCTCTTAAAATAGCAGATGCACTAGAGTTTCCATTAACAGCTGAGTCGCTTACTAACTCTATTAGTAATTACAATGTTAACACATTGAAAGAAGTTGTTAATTTAAATCTGCATGACTTTGGTATTTTCTTAGAGTTAGAACCAGACGATGAAGAAAAAGCTCAGTTAGAAGCTAATATACAAGTTGCGCTGCAGCAAGGAGGTATTGATCTTGAAGATGCTATAGATTTAAGACAGATTAAAAATCTTAAATTAGCTAATCAATTATTAAAGGTTAAGCGTAAGGCTAAAGCTAAGAAAGACCAAGAGAATAATCAAGCTAATATTAGAGCTCAAGCCGAGTCTCAAGCAGATGCTAATGAGAAAATTGCAATGAACGAAGTTCAAAAGCAAGAGGCTATTAGCGGATCTAAGGTTCAATATGAACAAGCTAGAACTCAAATGGAGATTCAAAAAATGCAAATACAAGCTCAGCTTGATCAACAAAAAATGCAAATGCAGCATCAGTTTGATATGCAATTGAAGCAACTTGAAGTTCAAGGTCAATCTCAAAAAGAACAACAAAAAGAAGATAGAAAAGACAAGCGTATAAAAATGGAAGGTACGCAACAAAGTGAAATGATAAGCCAGAGAAATAACGATGGCTTACCAATAGACTTTGAAAATCAGCCAGACGCTGGTATGAACGCGTTTATGTAAAACGTTATTTAATTATTTAATTATATTATATTATGTCAGAAGTAAAAACAAATGAACCTGTTAAACAGGAAGGTGAGTTTAAATTAAAAACAAAAAAGAAAACACCTAAAAAATTAACTCAAACAGAGGATAACGTAACTAAAATAAATGTTAATCCCAAAGAACCTTTAGTAGAGCTAGAAAGCAATGTAACTAAGGTAGAAATCAAAAAAGAAGAACAAGATGCCATTCAAGTCGGAGAAACAAAGGAGGTATCTGTGGAAGAACCATCCGGAGATAGCACAACGGTGGGAGAACCTATACAAGAGTCCAACGAGACTACTGAAGGGTTTTCTCCGATCCAAGAAGTAACAGAAGCTGAAGTTAAACAAGTTGAAGCAGAAGTTAAAGAAGCTATAAGAGATGAAAAAGTATTAGGCAAACCATTGCCAGAGAATATTGAAAAGCTAGTAGCCTTTATGGAAGAAACTGGTGGGACAATAGAAGATTATACTCGTCTAAATGCTGATTACAGTAATGTAGACGATAAAACTCTTTTAAAAGAGTATTATAAAAAGAATAAACCTTACTTAGATAACTCGGACGTCGAACTTCTATTAGAAGATTTTGACTATGACGAGGACATCGATGAAGAAAGGGATATACGCAAAAAGAAACTTGCGTTTAAAGAAGAAGTTGCGAAAGCCAAAAACTTTTTGGAAGAAACCAAGAGTAAATATTACGACGAGATCAAGTTGAGACCGGGCGTTACTCAGGAACAACAAAAAGCTATGGATTTTTTCAATAGATATAATAAGGAGCAAAAACAAGCTGAGCAACAGCATCAAATGTTTAAGGATAATACTAAAAAACTTTTCAGTGATGATTTCAAAGGTTTTGATATCAATGTTGGTGAAAAGAAATATAAGTACAATATTCAAAATGTTGATAAAGTTGCAGAGAGCCAGTCTAATATAACAAACCTCGTTGGGAAGTTCCTAGACGAAAATGGTAATGTTCAAGACGTTAATGGTTATCACAAGGCTATTTATGCTGCTGAAAATGTAGATAAGATTGCCGCTCATTTTTATGAGCAAGGAAAAGCAGACGCTGTAAAAGACGTTGTAAACAAATCAAAAAACTTGAGTGACACTAAAGCTAGGACTTCTCAGGGTGATGTGTTTTTAAACGGATTTAAAGTGCGAGCTATTTCAGGTGCTGACTCTACAAAGCTAAAAATAAAAACTAAAAAATTTAACTAATAAAAACTTAATATTATGAGTTTAACTCCTCAATTTGGAAGTTTGATCCCAAGTTCAAAACAAGAACTTTTGAATTCAAACTACTTACAATTCAACGGTGGCGCTGGCGCTGGCGATACAGATACTTTCGCTCAACAGTACCTACCTGAAATTTACGAACAAGAAGTAGAGCGTTATGGAAACAGAACGTTATCTGGATTCTTGCGAATGGTTGGCGCTGAAATGCCAATGACATCTGATCAAGTAATTTGGTCTGAACAAAATAGATTACATATATCTTACGATGATTGTACGCAGGCTGCTGGCGTTATAACTGTTGCTCCTCTAGGTGGATTTCCTGGCGTGCAAAATGTTATTTCTGTAAATGACACAGTTGTTATTTTAGATACAGCCACAGGTGATGAGCAAAAAGGTATTGTAACTGCTACACAAGCAACAACTGCTGCTCAAGACGGCACAATTACAGTTACAACTTTTGATGGTAATGGATTTGCTGGATTTACAAACGGTGCTATTAAAGTATTTGTATACGGATCTTCTTATGGAAAAGGATCTAATACAACTGGTGCTGATGCTAGAATTTCTGTAGAACCTCAATTAACTCAATTTTCTAACTCACCAATTATCCTAAGAAACCAATACGTAGTATCTGGTTCTGACATGGCTCAAATTGGCTGGGTAGAAGTTGCTACTGAAGACGGTGCTTCTGGATACCTATGGTATTTAAAAGCTGAATCTGAAACTCGTTTACGTTTTGAAGATTACCTAGAAATGGCAATGATTGAAAGTGAGTACAATCAAGGTGGTAACGCCGCTCTTGTACCAGGATCTGAAGGTTTATTTGCTGCTATTAAATCTCGTGGAAACGTAGAAGTAGGATTTACTGCTGCTAACGGATTAGACGAATTTGATGCAATTCTTAAAAACTTAGATACTCAAGGAGCTATTGAAGAAAACATGTTATTCTTACAAAGACAAACTGCTTTGGATTTTGACGACATGTTGGCTGCAATCTCTGGCGGAGCTGCTGGTGGTACTGCTTTTGGATTATTTGAAAACTCAGAAGAAATGGCATTGAACTTAGGTTTTAGCGGTTTCCGTAGAGGTTCTTATGATTTCTATAAAACAGACTGGAAATACTTGAACGATGCTTCTACTCGTGGAGGTGTACAAGGTGTAAATTCTATCGAAGGTGTATTAATACCTGCTGGAACTTCAACTGTATACGATCAAGTACTAGGAACTAACATCCGTAGACCTTTCTTGCACGTACGATACAGAGCTTCACAAAGTGATGATCGTCGCATGAAGTCTTGGTTGACTGGTTCTGCTGGTGGAGCTTTTACATCTACTTTAGATGCTATGGAAGTAAACTTCCTATCTGAAAGATGTTTAGTAACACAAGCTGCTAACAACTTTGTATTATTCCAAGGAGTGTAATTACACAGGTAATGTTTACCCCTGATGTAATTTCAGGGGTAACTGTTACCCTTATTAACTATTTAATTTTATTATATTATGGCTAAAAAAGCTAAAGCAGTAGAAACTGTTGAGGTTGCACCTCAAGAGGTTGCGGTAAAAACCGCTCCTAAACCCACAAAACCAACGTGGGAAATTAAAGATAGAGTTTATTATTTAAGAGGAAATAAAAATCCATTAACTCTAACTATTCCAGGTAAGCATACTAGAAAACACTCATTGTTATATTTTGATAATAAAACAGGTGAACAAAGAGAGTTAAGATACGCTACAAATCAATCATCTCCCTTTGTTGATGAACAAAAAGGTGAAGTTACAATGGGACATATTAGATTTTACGATGGAACACTAACTGTTAAAAAAGAAAAACAAAATCTGCAAAAGTTACTTTCATTGTATCACCCATTAAAAGGTAAACTATATGATGAGTTTAGCGCAAAAGCAGAAGCAGTAGATCAACTAGAGGTATTAGATCTTCAAATTGATGCTTTAAATGCAGCTAGAAATATAGATATTGATCAAGCTGAAGCTATTTTAAGAGTAGAGATTGGATCTAAAGTAAATAGCATGAGTTCTAAAGAGCTTAAAAGAGATCTACTATTATTTGCTAGAAGTAATCCACAATTATTTATTAGTTTAGCTAATGATGATAATGTTCAACTAAGAAACGTAG